GTGAACCATTAAATGATGATTTGTTAGAAAAAATGTATCATTTCTTACAGGAACAAGAACATTTTGAAGACTGGTTCAATGCACAACCAACTACAGTATCAGCAATTTTATTAGATAATAAACCTATGGTACATAAAGATATGGAAAATCAATTTATAGAGAAAAATGAAACATTTATATCTGATATAGCTGATTGGGCAAATAAAGATGTAACTGAGGAGGAATAGTGAGTATTGTTAACAACAATATCTCAAGAGAGGAACCACCTGCAGCTGGTTTAAGTAGAAGCGGTAAACAACCAACATTACTTACAGATGACAAAGTCGAGACATTGTTATCTACACCAGAAGTATGGTATTTAATAGCAGAAACTGATACTTGGATATCAGGTGTTAAAAAGAATATTGAAAGTATGAAACAAGTAAATATTAAACACCTAATAAACAAAGGTAAGTTTGAAATTAAACAACGTAAAAAGAAAAATGGAAATATAGGTATATATTGTAGATATATGCCTCATAAACCATTTTAAATATGAAAGGAGCAACAACATGGATTGTTGGAAATTAGTAGCTAACGCTATTGGTAATGCAGATAGAATATTGTTATATGGCCCACCAGGGACAGGTAAAACATATGCAGCTGCAACAAATAAAATAGGATATAACTTAGAGGGTGACCCTAATGTATATCAAATAACAATGACAGAAGATACAGCAAGTGCAAACTTAGAAGGATTTTATAAACCAAATTCTTCTGGTGGTTTCGAATGGCATGATGGTATTGCAATACAAGCTTGGCGTACAGGTGGTAGGTTAGTAGTTAATGAGATTGACCACGCATCGCCAGACGCAATGACTTTTATGCACGCTATTATGGATGACAAACAAATTGCACAATTGACATTAAATAATGACAATAAAGAAACTGTACGACCAAAAAGCGGTTTTACTGTTATTGCAACAACAAACTCTGAACCAGATAGTTTGCCTATGGCATTGAAAGATAGATTTCCTGTAAAGATTATGGTTGATACTATACATCCTGCAGCATTAGAAATCTTTCCTAAGTCATGGCATAAAATTATATCTGATACATCTTTAACAGAAGATATTGATATAAGATTATCTATTAGAAGTTGGAAAGAGTTCTTTGATTTAACAGCTAAAGGTGTAAAGAAAAAGACTGCAGCTTATTTAGTCTTTGGTACACGTGGTGAAGAACTACTTGACGCAATCATACTTGCTGATGAAGCAAATATTGATGAGTTAGGTAAGTTAAATGAAGAGGAATAATCACGTAAATGCACCATTTCCAGAGATAGTATCAGGTAAACCTGATTGGAAAATCTTTGATGATGCAGATAATCCAAGAACATCTAACTTATCAAAAGAAATGCACGTTCCATTAGATAATGAATGTGAAGATTGTGGTATAAACCATTCAAAGTTAATACGTAGGCATGAACTTGCACACGTTAAATGGTCACCACAAACTATTGGTAAGTTAGGACCTGATGAAGATAGTAAATCAGTTGAAGTATGTGAAGAAGTTAGAGTTAATTACTTACTAATGTTAAAAGGATTACCACTTGATGATTGGTGTATGTGTGAATACAAAGTAGAACTTATGATAGAAAAAGCTATATATACGTTCTCAGAGTATGAATTAATATGTATGTTATTAGCTATGATGTGGCATAATCCAGAAAAAGAAAGTTATTACTGGAATCGTGCTGCAAACAATCCAGAATATGAATTGTTTTGTCTTAGAGCTAATGAACATCTTGATGGTACAGAACTAACAGGATTAAGAAAAGCACAAATAAAATGGTCTATAAGACAAGCTGATAATTTTTATAGACGTATTTGTCAAAATCGTAGTTCATATACTAACAACGTTAGTTATCGCAAAGTACGTAAAGTAGCTAAAGAATTACATAAATTACGTGATGAATTTAATGAAGTTCCTAAAGATGAGGAAGTTTATGAATCTTTACGTAAAGCTAAAGAAGCTGAGAAAAATAAAGCTTCTAGTAATCGTAAAGCACCTAGTACAAGTGATAATGATAGTGATGATAATGTAACATTAAGTGAATCAATGTTAGAATCTAAACAACAATTGTTAGAAATGATGAGTGGTGGAGATATACTTTATACACCTGATATTAATAATATGACAGGTAGATGGGGTTTAATGGATATCTATACACCAGAACTTAGTGTTAACCTACAAGGTAAAATCAAAGGTGGTAGAGAATATAGACCTATGGATTACGGTGTTAATCCTAAGTATATGAATAGATGGTGTGTA